AAAGGTTTTCTACCCGAACTCATGCAAAAAATGTATGATGATAGGGTGAAATACAAACAGTTAATGTTAGAAGCAAAGAAAGATTATGAAAGAACTAAAGACCCAAAACTTAAAAAAACAATTTCGAAATTTAATAATATCCAAATGGCCAAAAAGATTTCTCTTAATAGTGTATATGGTGCTATTGGTAATAACTGGTTTAGGTATTATAATATTTTGGTCGCTGAAGCAATTACTACCAGTGGTCAATTTGCTATTCGTTTCATTGAACGTGCTCTTAATGGGTATCTTAATAAAATACTTAAAACAGATGCAGAAGATTACATTATTGCGTCAGATACGGACTCGGTGTATATATGCTTTGACAAACTTGTTGGCAAAGTATTCAAAGATGAAACCGACAAATCCAAAATCGTTGACTTCTTGGACAAAGTGGCTACAGATAAAATCGAACCTTTTATTGATAAAGCTTATCAAGAACTCGCTGACTATGTAAATGCATACGAACAAAAAATGGAAATGAAAAGAGAAGTGATTGCAGACAAAGGTATTTGGGTTGCAAAGAAAAGATATATTTTAAATACACATGATGTTGAAGGTGTTCGTTATAAAGAACCCAAATTAAAAATTATGGGTGTTGAAGCTGTGAAGTCATCAACACCAGCACCATGTCGTGAAAAGATTAAAGAAGCATTAGTTATTATTATGAACGAAGATTCTAAAGTGCTAAATAGTTTTATACAAGATTTTAGAAAAGAGTTTATGACACTAAAACCAGAAATGGTTGCGTACCCACGCTCAGTAAATGGATTATTAAAATGGACTGAATCACATAATCTATTTAAGAAAGGAGCCCCAATACATTGTAAAGGTGCAATATTATACAATCATCTTTTAAGAGAAAAGAAATTACAAGGAAAATATCCTTTTATACAAGAGGGTGATAAGATTAAATTTTTACATATGAAAATACCAAATGTGTATCAATCAACTTCTATATCATTTATGACTAAGTTACCTAAAGAATTAAACTTACATACTATAGTAGATTATGATATGCAATTTGAAAAGTCATTTGTAGAACCATTAAAATTTATTACTAGTATTATACAATGGCAGATTGATGGTAGTTATGGAACACAAGGAACACTAGAGGAGTTTTTCTAATGGCTGGAAAAGGTGATAAAAGAAGACCACTTAAAGTGGACATAAAACAGTTTGATTCAAACTGGGATTTAATATTTAAAAAGAAAAATACTTTTGACCATTTAATGATAGACAAAATATTAACATATGAAGTAGATGATTCTGTTCAAGAAAAAGAAGTTGCAGTATTATTGTCTGGTGGTGTTGATTCTATCTCTGTTGCATTTGCAGCTGAAAGACTTGGAAAGAAGATAACTGCATATAGTTTTAGATTAGATAATGAACCATCTTATGATTATAACAAAGCAAAAGATATTGCTCAAATGAGAAATTGGAAATTCGTTGGTGTTACTATACCAACAAATAGATTGATAGAAGATTTTCATAATTTAGTTAAATTGGGATGTAGAAAGAAAACACAATTCGAATGTACATTCCCATTTCTATACATCTATCCACAGATAAAAGAACAATATGTTTTGTCTGGTTGGGCTGCAGATGGTTATTATGGATTAAGTAAAAAAGCTATGATACATTATAAAGGTGATAACTTTAATGAGTTTAGAGATAATTATTTTGAAAAAGAAAATCAAGCTGGTTACATATGGCATAATAAAGTTGCAGAAATGAATAATAAAAATCTTATAACACCATACTTAACAGCACCAGTAAAAGAATTTTTCTACAAACACAATCATGAACAATTAAATAAACCATTTCAAAAACATCATGTAAGAAATGGATTTTATGAGTTTAATGAAATAGGTAAAGTAGAGAATCATTTAAATTTGCAAATAGGAAGTGGAGTAATAAAACTATTTGAAACTTTATTAAAAAATAAAGAAATTAACTTTAAGAATAGGACTAGAATGTTAGATGTTTATAGAGATTGGTATGAAATGGAAAATACATCAACACTAGAAGAATATGTATGAAATATAAACCTTATAATTTAAAAGATGTTGTTAAGGCTTCTGAACAAGAAAAGTTTACAGTAGTATCAACTTTCGCTGGTGGCGGTGGCTCATCTACTGGATATCGTTTGGCAGGTGGTAAGATACTTTGTGTGAATGAGTTTGTTCAAGAAGCAATAAATACATATAAGGAAAACTATCCTAATACACCTATACTACCAGATGATATAAAAAAACTTACTGCAGAAGATTTTAACAAGTATGGTGACATAGATATCTTTGATGGTTCCCCACCATGTTCTGCATTTTCTGTATCTGGTGCAATGGTACAAGGTAGTCACTCTAAAGGTTGGGGTCAAACTAAAAGTTATTCTGATGGTAAGAAAGTAGAAAACATAGAGGATTTATTCTTTGAGTTTTTAAGAATAGCAAAAGATTTAAAACCTAAAGTAATTGTTGCTGAAAATGTAAAAGGATTAACTATTGGTGAAGCAAAAAACTATCTTTTCAAAATTGTAAACACATTTGAAGAAATAGGATATGATGTATCATATAAAGTTTTAAACTCCGTACACTATGGAGTAGGACAGACAAGACAGAGAACTATCTTTATAGCTGTTCGTGAAGATGTTACAGAGGCAATAGGATTAACATTCATGAATATTCAAAGTTTATTCCCACAAGAAAGTAATGAAGTGGTTACATTAGAAGATTGTTTAACAGGAATAGAAGTAGATAGAAAAGAAGCAGATACATTAATAGAAAAATTTGAAGGCACATCACATCATGAAACTTGGTTGGATATGCCAGATGACCCTAAGAAAGTAGAAACAGGTGGTGACTATCATCCTAAAGGTCATTTTTTTAATATGAAAAAATGTTCAAGATTTAAACCTTCCCCAACAATTACAGCACATGCTGGAGCAATGCACTGGCATGAACCTAGAACATTTACAATTAAAGAAGTAAAAAGAATAATGTCATTACCTGATGACTTTAAACTAACAGGAAGTTTTAATAAACAAGCAGAAAGATGTGGTAGAATGGTACCACCACTAATGATGAAAGCAATTGCAGAATCAATTTATGAAAAAGTATTGAAACCATATAATGAAATATCAAAAGTATAATTTAAAAGATGTAAAAGAAGCATCGGCACAAAATAAGTTTAGTGTCATATCTACCTTTGCTGGTGGTGGTGGTTCATCTACTGGTTATAGACTAGCTGGTGGAAACATACTTTGTGTAAATGAGTTTGTAGAACAAGCAAGAATTACTTACAAAGAAAATTACCCAGATACAAAAATACTACCTGATGATATAAAAGAACTTACAGGTAAAGACTTTTTAGAAACTGCGGGAATACAAAAAGGTGAATTAGACATATTAGATGGTTCCCCACCATGTTCTGCATTTTCAATGTGTGGTACATTAGGAAAGTCTGGTTCAAAACATTCTGATGGTTGGGGTAAAACTAAAAAGTATTCAGACAATAAAGTAGTAGAAAATATTGAAGACTTATTTTTTGAATATCTTAGAGTTGCAGAAGAAATAAAACCTAAAGTTATTATAGGTGAAAATGTCGCAGGTCTAGTGGCAGGAGAAGCTAAACTTAAATTAAATGAGATTGTAAATACATTTGAAAAAATTGGTTATGATGTATCATATAAAATTTTAAATGCATCACACTTTGGAGTACCACAATCTAGAAGGCGTGTTATCTTTATAGCTGTTCGTGAAGATGTTACAGAGGCAATAGGATTAACATTTATGAACATCGCTAGTATCTTCCCAGAAGAAAGTAGAGATATAGTAACAGCTGAAGAAGCATTAGAGGACTTAGAGTTAGATTCAGAAGAAGTTAAATGGTGTACAGACACATGGATAAAATCAGCACACTATAAGGACACAGCATCTCTTATGCCAGATGACCCAGACAAAGTATTAGGGGGAAATGATTATCATCCTAAAGGATGGCATTTCAATGTTAAGAAGATGTCTAGACACCATCCAGCTCCTACAATTACAACAAATGCAGATGTCTGTCACTTTATTGAAAAAAGAAGATTAACAATCAAAGAAATAAAACGCATAATGTCATTACCAGATGACTTCATAGTTACTGGTTCTATGTCACAGAAGACAGAAAGATGTGGTAGAATGGTACCCTCTTTAATGATGAAAGCCATTGCTGAGTCTGTTTATAAGAATGTAATAGAACCTTATAATAAAAGTCTTGACAAAACATGATTACACCATGTATAATGGCAATATAAACTGGAGTAAAAATAATGTCTAAAAATTATGACTTTACCTTCGCTCAAAGAGAAGAAGGTTTTGATGACCATATTGAACATTCAATTCGTGGATATACAAATCTACTAGAAGATGTAGTTAGTCTATCTAGAAACTTTGTAGAAGATGAAACAAATGTTGTTGATATAGGTTGTTCAACAGGTAAATTAACAGAGGCCTTCGTAAAAGGCAATGAATCATTTTGTAAATATGCTAACTATGTTGGTATAGAACTTGCTCCAAGTTTCTTCACAGAACTTGATACAAGACACAAAAGAATAAAGAGTGAAAATCCTTGGGCCTCTGTTAATTTTGAAAAAAAAGATGTTCGTAGTTACGAGTTTAAAAACTGTAGTTTAGTAACATCAATATTTACATTACAGTTTATGCCTAGAAAGGATAGATTTAATGTATTACAAAATATTTACAATGGACTGAATCATGGTGGTGCGTTTATCTTTGCAGAAAAAACAGTTTGTGAAGATTCAAGATTACAAGAAATGATAACTTTTAATTTTTATGATTACAAAAGAAAACATTTCAATTCAGAAGATATATTAGAAAAAGAAAAAACATTAAGGAATATGTTGAAACCTAATACTTGGAAAGAGTTAGAAGGTATGTTAGAATGTGCTGGTTTTAAAACTGCACAACCATTCTGGCGTAATCATATGTTCGTTGGTGCAATTGCAATTAAATAGGGGAAATAAATGAATGACTTTTTAAAAGATATTATTAAAGAAACTGGTAACGAATATGCTGGAATAGTTTCAGAAGGTATTGAGGCAGGAGATGTAGTGAATTTTATAGATACAGGTTCTCACATATTCAATGCTTTAATTTCTGGTTCACTTTATGGTGGACTTCCACAAAACAAAATTACTGCTTTGGCTGGAGAAAGTGCCACAGGTAAAACTTTCTTTCTTATGGGAATGGTTAAAAACTTCCTAGATAAGAATCCAAATGCTGGTGTTGTATTCTTTGAATCAGAAAGTGCAATCACAAAACAGATGGTTGTTGATAGAGGAATAGATGCAGATAGAATGGTGATACTACCTGTAACAACTGTACAAGAGTTTAGACACCAAACATTAAAAGTATTAGATAGGTATATACAACAAGATGTAGATGTCAGAAGACCACTCTTTATATGTTTAGATTCACTTGGTATGTTATCAACTACTAAAGAAGTAGAAGATACAGATGCTGGAAAAGAAACTAGAGATATGTCAAGGTCACAAATATTAAAAGCTACATTTAGAGTTTTAACTTTAAAACTTGGTAAAGCAAAAGTACCAATGGTTGTAACGAATCATACTTATGATGTCATAGGTTCTATGTTCCCACAAAAAGAAATGGGTGGTGGTAGTGGATTGAAGTATGCTGCTTCAAGTATCATATATCTTTCAAAGAAAAAATTTAAAGATGGTACAGAAGTTGTTGGTAATATAATTCATTGTAAGAATCATAAATCAAGATTGACTGTGGAAAATAAAATGGTTGATGTTTTGTTAACTTATGATAAAGGACTTGATAGGTATTATGGATTACTTGACTTAGCATTAAAACATGGAATATTTAAACAAATATCAACTCGTATTGAATTACCAGATGGTACTAAACAATATGCAAAAACAATTAATAATGACCCAGAAAAATATTTTACAGAAGATATAATGAAACAATTAGAAGAAGCTGCAACAAAAGAGTTTAAGTATGGCAACGATAGTTAAAGGTTGTTGTTCAAAATTATTTTTAGATTTCTTTAAACATCAAGTTACGAAATCTACTAAATGGAATTTTAATTATCCTATGGGTAAACCCTTTGAAGATAAACATGCAAAGATAGATGTCATACAAGGTGACACTATGCACGATAAATTTTTGGGCGGTGTGTCTATGAGTTTGTTAATGATGATACATGAAACTGCAAAAAAACAAAATGTGAATGTTCCCCTAGACCTTTTGTTTTGTGGTATCTCTATGAAAGATGAACATAGAGAAGATAATGTGCATACAGACCATCAGAAAGATGAACTGAAAGACACACCAATCATTAAAGTATTGGGAATATTAAATTCAGATTGGAAAAAATCTTATGGTGGTGGATTTGAACATGGTGGAGTTTTACATTCACCAGAACCAGGCGACTTCATAATATTTGACCCAAGAGTGCCACATAGAGCTCAAGATATACTTACAGATAAAAAAAGAATAGCAATAGATTGGACATTAAAG